GGATCACGCAAATCATTCACGTTGTTGATCCCAATGTTCAACGATTGCAAATATCCCTGCGGGTAGTACCTGGTTGATTGAACCCAGAACACATTGATCTGCGTCAACGACAAACTTCCCTTCACACCGTCAACAGTGTTCGGATCAGATGCATTGTGCTGTGAAGGATCACAGCGGCTTTCGCGGAACATGACGCGATCCAGGTCGCGCAAATGTTCACGCTTCCAGCCAGCGTCAATCGCCGTCTGCCACCATTGACCGCACTTGGCATTTGCATCCACAGATGCGCGCGCAACTGGTTGCGTTCGTGGCGCAGGCTTATCAATAACAACTGGATCCACCTTCTGCGGCGCGCCTGCCGCAGATGCGAAACCCAAAGATGCAATGCAAGCAATAACACTTGCGAAGAACACGGAAAGAACTTTCATCATCAGCCTTTCATTTGCTGAAACTGCGCTATCGCCGCCTGCTGATATTCCTGATCACGATGCGAAACACCAGCCTTCAGTTCGTCAAATGTGCGACCTGCGTGAAACATCGCCGCCGCAAACGATTGCGCCTGCACCACGTTCGGGGGTGCTACCCGTTCCCTATCGTGACCTTCAGCGTAGTCAGTATTCACTTCATCTGACCAGCGACCTGCACGCAACCATGAAGCAGGGTATGCAACAAACTTCGGATCCAGTTTCTGCGCCTTGTAACGCTCAACACCAGAAAGCACCTGTGCAACAGTCGGCGCATCCTTCGCCGACATCACACCCTTCCAGGCTTTCAATGCATCACGCTTGGCAACCTTGCGCGGATAGACGTTCCAGAACGTTTCAAATTCTTCTGACGCAACATCTAAGTCCTTCTTACTCAGTTCTTCTATAGAAGTGCGGTTTCCGAACGTCGGAAAACCGACGTTCGGTGAACCGACGTTCGGAAACCGAACTTCGGTGACATCACCCGACTGCGGCTGATCAAACACAGTGCTGATTGTCTGCCAATGACCATGCTTATCTTGCTTTCTTGTTCTTACCAGGTATCCAGCCTTTTCCAATTCGGAAAGCGCAGTCAGCACAGCCGCACGCCCTTCCTTGCCTTCCCTAGCCAGACTGTCAGCCGAAGTGCGCCAGTTATCAGGACGCGACAAGATGCACACAAGCAACCCGCGCGCACGGTATGACAACCGTTGATCACGCAATACTTCGTTGGCGATGACAGTGAAATTACCCTTCTTGCGTTCACTGCGAACGATCAATTTGTTTTCCCTTCAGCCATTCAACTAATTCAACAAACGATTTCAATTCGTTTCGGTACGCCATCAGGAACGTATCTACGATCCCACGCTGATGATCATGCAGTTCCTTCGTATACCACCGTATCTGCGACGACACAGGAACAACAACGATCGCTTCCGTTTTCTGCGACACCATGCAATACGCAATTGGTTTGCGTTCCTTATTCACAAACCCGCTGAACGTATCAACTATCAATGACGGTGCTGGATACTTCTTCGGATCATCACCGAATTCCCGTGATGAAGATTTGACTTCAAGCACACCAGCATCAACGATCACATCCTTTTCATAGCGTGTGAACCGTTGACGATCGGCAACATCCTTTGCGAATTCCAATGGTTGCAGTTCTGAACGCACGCCATAAGCAACCAGACGTTCAGTGACAAGTTCTGCATATTGATGTCCTAAGCGAAACGACGCTTCATAATCAAACGTCATCAGTGATGTTCCCCGTAATACTCATTCAGCGCAGGCGCAATCAGATCACGCCACGTTGACAAACGCACCATCACAATGCCTTCGTTACCCCAATCATCAGGCATCAACACCGCGCGGCATGGTTTGCGACGCGAACCAAAGTGCGCTTCATTGGAACGCACCTGCCCTTCAATACGCAACCACGCATTCACCGCAGGCTGTATCTGCTTGCCAGACTTCACTTCATTAGCGAACAATGGATCGTTCCAGCGTTCTTCATTCGCATCACCGAACTTATGTGATGGTGCGACACCTAATGCCTTGCGTGCATCACGCTGTTTCTTCAATCCCTTAGTGCGTGAACGTCGCCCGCGCGCGACGGGATCGCCACATCCTTTGATGCGGCGCGATCCGTCGCGTGCAGGTTTGCCAAGTGTGCCGAACAGGGGGCATTCAGCAACTTTGCAGTTGTCTTTGTTTCCTTGACATTCACCTTTGCGTTCGTCAGTCATTGGCATCACGCAACTTGTAGGCGACAACGAAACGTGCGTTTGTTTCACCCATGTAGTGAAGCCATTGTTGATTGATGATGTCGCAATCTTTCATGATCGTGCCAGTGATCGTTGTTTCAATCGCTTTGCGTTTCACTTCGTCTGCATAGTCAGCGAGGCTTACGCGCACATTCTGGTGATATATCTGTTTCACTTGAACCATTCTTTCAGATTGACAGTTCGGTTTCCGTTGCGTATCTGTTTGCGTTGTCGTGGTGTAGTCCCACCGAACACACCCCACTTGTCATCAATGTCATCCAGGTGTATCACGATGTCAAGACACGGTGCTTGCACGGGGCAACCTTCACAGATCCGCAGTGCCTTATCAAACCTGTTTTCGTGCAGGTTCTCAGGGAAGAAGATCTGTGTGGGTTGACCGATGCACTTCGCGTGGTCACGCCAAGCGTGTTTGTTCAAAATGGTTCCTCATCTTGCGGCAACGGCATGACGGGTGCTGAAGGTGTCATCAGTTCGGTGATGATCGCGGATGCTTCCTTACTGGTTGCTTCACCAAGTTTGCCGCCAAGATCGCGACCAATCACACGCTTGATAACAGCCATCAGGTCATCGTTGTTTAGGTTCTTTTCGCGTGTCAGTTTGCCGATCAGACCGATCTGCTTCTGCGAGATCAAACCGCCACCAGGTCGGATCGCAGTCACGTTGTCGCCCTGCGGTTTCGGCTGTGGCTTGTAGCCGCCCTGTGAAGGATGATTTGTGGTATCGCGTGATTGTTCGGCGCGACGGTTACGCACTTCGTCCAACGATGCAACTTTCGTCGTGTCGCACGCAAGTGCCGCCATGATCGCGCGTCCCCAAGCCGATGACTCAGCATTCATCACTTCTGAATTTTTCGTGAATGATGTTGATCCGACTGCGGGTTCAGCGGCAACCGCTACAGCGGGCATCGGATCATCGGGTGTGCGGTAACACGCCGCTGTGTAGACGATGAATTCCCGTCCACCGATTTCCATCACCTTGAACGGTTCCTTCGGATCGTATGGGCGCAGTACCGCTTCGGGATACTTCGCTTTCAGTTGGTCAATCCGTTCTGCAACGGTGACATATCCATCCAATGAAAATGACATTTCAGCCCTTCTTCCTGTGTGTACGGAACACCCTAAACGGTGACCCTGCTTTTTCATATTGCGCGACCAGATCGGGATGATCCTGCCGCATCCGTGCAACATCAATTGTTGCGCGACCCTGTTGCGTTTTCCAAGACAACACTTTCATGCCGTTGAACGTCGCCACTTCAGCATCCAACATCAATCGTGCAAGATGATCTTTAGCGTCCTTTTCTAAACGTTCGGCTTGCTGTGCCATCGCGCGCGCCTCATCCAACGCTTCAATCCAATTCAACGCATCTGCATCTAACTGCACTTCGCGCGTAGTTGATTTGAACAACACCGATATCGCTTCAGCACTGAAGTTGTTGATGTCATCTGGCATCGGTTCGCCACGCAGGATCCATTCACCCATCACTTCGGCTTCCAACTTCAATGCTTCATGGGCGTGCGGGCTGGTCGGACATTTTAGGACAGACAAACGCAGATCCCGATCCAACACAGACAGATATACGGGGCAACCAAGAACCATCTGTTGCGCCCACATCTGCCACAGATACATCGGTGGGATGTCATCTACTGTGCGAATTGAATAGCGGCTTGTCGTCTTGGCTTCCACACACACTGACGGTGCTTCAGCGTCGTCAACGCCATCAGCGGTGATCAGCCATTGCCCTTTGCGATACAGCACGCCAGGTGTGTGCAGGCTGACACCGATCTTGTCTGCGGCTTCAGCAATCAACGCTGGTTCCAATCTGTTGCCAGTGTGCATCGCATCCGTCGTCGCGCTTTCCTTGACTTCGGTGCTTGCCTTTTCAACGAACAGATCAGCGCGTGTCTTGAATTGTGACGCGCCCATCAGGATCGGTGCGTCGGATCCACCGAACGACACCAGACCATCGGGTGTGCGTTTGCGTTGCGCCAACCATTCGGTTCTATCTTGTGCTTTCTCAACTAACTGCATTGCAGTTCCTTTCCGTGTTGTTTGATTTGATCTTTGCCAATGGGTGTCACAGGGTTAGGCAGTTGCCATGTGATCAACCGTGATGCCTGCCGTTCAATGATGTGATCAACGCTGTAGCCCCACTTGCTAACTGCGGCGAACGATATGTTGCACTTCCAACGCTTCTGCCAGACATGGCGCAGGCAGTGATAAAAGTCGCGGTGATGTGTATCGCGATTGGTGTTGCCGATCTTCCACTTCGGCGGGCAAGCGCAGTGCGCTAGTTCGTGCGCAAGCACTGCCCACACCCTGCGGCTTCGGTACTCATCCTGGATCTTGTCAACGTTGACCTGAATGCGATTGTGCGCTGACTGTGCATGACCGTACTGCGATCCCCAGCCGCGACCAGCAACGATGGTGATCTTCGGCAATGGCTTGCCGCCATGCCAATCTTCCATCAGTCGCCAAATGCGTATCGCTTCCTTTTCAATCATGGTGCGTCGCATCCGACTGCAACGCGCCATTGCTTTATCAACTGCCATCATGGTTCCTTTCCGTGATGATGATGTCGGTTGTTGTTATCGGTTGGTCTCGCGATCCATTTCTGGATCACGCACTTCGTACATCCTTCCTTCAATCTTCTTGAACAGATCGCGACGATCGTTGATGAGTGTTCGCACTGTCGCTTCCGAACATCCACCGACTTCGGCAAGTTGCTTCACCGTCACTTCTGCAAACACATTTGCTTTGCACCAGGTGATGATTGCGTTGCGACCATCTTGCTTTCCAGCCCAACCTTCACTGATCTTCGCGTTGCGGATCAT